TGGACACCCTGCAGTCGCTCAAGCTCCAGTCCGAGGCCGCTGACAAGCGCACCAAGGAAGCCGCCGCCCACGCCGATGACGTGGCCGCATGGGACGAGCTGGGCGCAGCGCTGGCACCTGACGGCATCCCCGCCGAGATCCTGGCCAAGACCCTGGGCCCGATCAATGAGCGCCTGGCGCAGTCGGCAGCGGATACCGCATGGCTGAAGGCCGAGATCAGCGCCGACATGGCCCTGACCGGTGGTGGCCGCGATTACCGACTGCTGAGCGAGTCAGAGCAGTGGCGTGTGGACGCAATGGTGGCCGAGGCCATCGCTCACCTGTCCGGGGCCCGCCTGCTGGTGCTCGACCGCTTCGACGTGCTCGACCCCGCCTCTCGCTCTGACCTGATCGGCTGGCTCGACGTGCTGGCCGACATGGGCGAGATCGACACCGCCCTGGTGTTCGGAACGCTCAAGGCCCTACCCGCAGGCCTGCCCCCCACCGTCGCCGCCCACTGGATCACCGGCGGTTCCCTGGTACCGCAACTGAAAGCAGCAGCATGAACAAGACCCCGAACCTCGCCCTGGTGTACGACTTCGAGACGAGCGGCCTCCCGCTGTTCTCCGAGCCCAGCGAACACCCAGATCAGCCGCACTTTGTGCAGGTTGGTGCGCAGCTGGTGAACATGGATACCCGCATCGTGGTGCAGTCCATGGACGTGATCGTGCGCCCGGTTGGCTGGACCATCCCCGACGAGGTGGCCCAGGTGCACGGCATCACCACCGAGATGGCCATGGATCTCGGTGTGCCGGAAGAGGCCGCCATCGAGATGCTGCTCGAGCTGTGGAAGCCTGAGATGCCGCGTCTGCGCATCGGCCACAACGAGCAATTCGACGCACGGATCATGCGCATCGCGCTCAAGCGCTTCTTCGGTGATGAGCTGGCCGACCAGTGGAAGGCCGGCGCCGCCATGTGCACACAGCGCCTGGCCACGCCGATCATGAAGCTGCCCCCCACCGACAAGATGAAGGCCGCAGGCCGCAACGGCCACAAGTCGGCCAACCTGCGCGAGGCCTACGAGTTCTTCACCGGCAAGCCCCTGACCGGCGCGCACAACGCCATGGTCGATGTGGATGGCTGCAAGGCCGTGTTCTTCGCAATCCAGGACCGTGGCCTGCACCAAGCAAAGGCGGCCGCGTGATGGCCTCCCCGATCGTCTCCATTGAACGCATCCGCGCCGAGTTCTACCAAGTGCGCGTGAACACCTACGAGCTCAGCGACGCCGAGGTCTGCGAACTGGTCAGCGTCAACCTGTGTGTGCCGCTGGACGCAGTGCGCCAGGTTGTCGAAGAGCGGGCAGAGGCCTGAGCCCCTCCACCTTTCCACCATCAATGAGCACCACCATGAAGAAATTCGAACTGCCCAGCGGCACCTACATCCTGATCAGCAAGGCCACACCCCGCAAGGAGCACCACGGCGATGACCTGGTGCAAGCCATCAGCCTGCGCCTATCGTGGACCACCACGAACGACAGCCTTGAGAAGCTGCACCCCAACCTGAAGGCCATGCTGTTCTGGAAGACGCCCAGCGAGGAAGCGCAGGAGCGCCTCGAAGGTGTGCCCGAGATCACCCCGAACCTGCGCGTGCCGACCGTGGCCACGCCGCTGGCCATCTCGGCCGAGTACGCCGGCTACCAGCTGACCATCGATCACGGCATCGATGAATCCAGCGCCCTGCAGCTGTACCAGTGCGAGATGGACAAGTTCAAGGTCGATCCGAAGGAAGGCGGCAGCGTGACCATCAGCTGGTCGCTGTCGTCCAACAAGTCGGTGACGCCCGAACTGGTCGGCGCCCTGTGCGGCCTGGAAGGTGAAGAGGTCACGGTGGAGCTGGTCGCTCCTGAAATGGTGCAGCCTGACGACGTGATCGACGGCGACCGGATGCGCATGCTCTCAGCCGATGAGTGCCGGGCTGCGATGGGCTTCCCGTCCGGATACCGCCTTCCATCAACCCACAAAGAGGCCGTGCACCTGCTTGGTAACGCTGTTTGCCCGCCTGTCGCGTGCGACCTCATCACCGCCATCAAGGAAGCAGCATGAACGCCTGCAAGAACTGCCACCGCAGCGGAGAGTGCCAGCAGCGCCGCCACTGCCACATGGAGCCCATCCCCGAGTCGTCCGCCATCGGCTGGCTCATCGTGGTGATCACCAGCCTGATCGCCGCCGCCCTGCCCATCATCCAGTACATCAAGCCATGAGCCGCAAAAGCCCCATCCCCGTCAACGCGCGGCACCAGTTCGCGCTGTACATGGCCCTGCACGATGACCCGGCGCTGAGCGAGCGCAAGCGGTTCGAGCAGCTGGAATACGCTGCGGCCCGGTTCTGCCGAAACAACCAGCTGAACTTTGCCGACAGCTACGAGGCCGCGCATCAGTACCTGCGCAGCAGGAGATCGAGCTTGCACAGGAAGGCAGTGCGCAATGACCAGAGACGAGAAGCTCACCCATCTGCGCGCATGGCATGACGCCATGACCAAGGCGGACGCCACCATCCAGCCTGTGATCGACGCGCTGGCCCTGTGCGGTGAAGACCCCATTACGAACACCGTCTGGCAGCTCCAATCGGAACTGACCAAGGCCTACGCCGCCCTGATTGGCGACGCGTTTGAGTCAATGAGTTGGTACGCCGCTGACAACGACATGGGGCGCCATGGCCGGGAAGCTGGGCTCAGTGACACACTGCTCCCCATCCGCACTGTTGAAGACCTGCTGTGGTTGATTGAGGTGACCGTATGAGCATGACCATCGTGATGACCCGGTGCGAGATCTACGAGGACGACGAGCACATGGCCACCGTCGAAATGATGGACGAGGCCGCGTCCACGGTGACGGTCAAGTCCCGCCAGGACCCGGTTTCCTGGCGCGAGCTGGCCGACTCCGTGCAATGCGCATTGGAGACCATGCACCCCGAGGGCGCCCTGCTCTCAAAATCCCCCGCCCAGAAAGCAGGCGCCTCATGACGCAAAGCACTGTGAGACTCTCCAAGGAAGAGCTGCGCGACCTCACCGGCTACGAGCAGCCCAGCAAGCAGCTGGCCGAGCTGCACCGCCGCGGCTTCCATCGTGCCTACATCGGCCGCCACGGCCTGGTGCTTGAGCGCGCCCACTATGAGGCCGTGTGCCAGGGTGCGACCGAGAAGGCCAAGCCGAAGGTCCGCCCCATCCTCCGAACTCCTGCACACGCGTGATCAGATGCCCAAAGGCCCAGTCAAGGGAACACAGATCAAGGGTTCCCGCTACTACTTCGTGGAGGCGCAAGGTAAGGCGCGCATCTGGCACAAGCTGACCAAGGTGAGCGAAGGCCTGCCCGCGTTCTACCGCGCTTTGGCTGAGCAGATGGTGTCTATCGCCAATCCGGAGACCATGGCCGCCGCCGTCACCAAGTGGTGCACCGAGGTGATGAGCAAGCACGCCGACAAGACCCAGATCGATGAGCAGCGCCGGGCCAACGACATTGCGGCCGCGTTCCAGGACTTCGCCCCGCGTGAGGTCGAGACGCCTGACTGCTACGAGTTCCTCAAGCAGTTCGACGCTATGGCAAGGACGTATGACGCCTACCGGTCACAGCTGCGCTCCATCTTCCGCTACTGCGAGATCTGGGGCATGCGCCCTGCTGGCTCCAACCCGGTCGATGCGATCCCCACCAAGGGCTACAAGCCCCGCAAGCGCTACATCACCGACTCCCACCTGCGCCGCATCAAGATCGCGGGCCTCTATGGCGACGACGGGCGCGTGAACCCCTCCGGCCTGGTGTTCTGCTGCATCACCGAGCTGCTCTACCTCACTGGCGCTGACGTGTCGGTGGCTGTTCGCATCCTCGAGCAATCTGACCCAGCCCAGCCCGACGAGCCCCACGTGTGCGCCGACGGCATCATGCTGCGTCGCGACAAGACGGACGGCAGCAGCCGGCCCGTGATCGTGGAATGGACGCCGCGCCTGCGCGCAGTGGTGGCCAGGCTGCTTGCGATCAAGGACGAGCAGCGCAAGAAGAAGCGCCCCCGCCGCGTGGAGACCCCCAGGCTGATCACCAAGGTGGACGGCACGCCGATGAACTACGAGGCCTACTCGAACGCCTGGCAGAAGGCCATGAAGCGCGCCCTGCGCACGGGCAAGGTGCCGCCAACCATGATCCGCGACCTGCGCGCCAAGGCCGCGACGGACAAGGACGACGACGAGGGATTGCAGGCTGCAAACCACCTTCTGGACCACACCACGCAGAGCCAGACCGCCAGCTACATCAGGCGCAAAAAGGCCCGAAGGGTGATGGCTGTGAAGTGATGCGGTAAGAAGAGGACCAATCTGTTAGAAGATTGCGCGCTTTTTAAGCAATGCCAGAAAAGAGAAAAGCCGCTGACTTCATCAAGGAAATCAACGGCTTATCTAAGGTGTTCAATGGTCGGGGCGGTGGGATTCGAACTCACGACCCTCTGCTCCCAAAGCTGCAAAACTATCCCGATTTCATCGGTGATGCTGCTCGATTCTTCTAACAATTTTGCGGCCACCATACCCAATGTGCATTGGGTGTCTGGCTCGTCCGTTAGAAGATTTGCCACCATGCGACTACCCCGCAAAACTGCGGTGCTGGTGACTGCGCTATCGGCTCCAGCCATTGCCTGGGCCGCCCAGGCAGAAGACCTGCCCCGATCACGCCCGGGGCTCCCGCGTGGCCTTCGCGGGTGTGGCGGATCTGTGTTACTTGCCGGCCGAGCCCCTGGCCAACATGTGCGTCTTGTTCTCGCTCTGACGTGTGGTGCCCACCCAGAAGGCGAGGCACGCGGCGAACGCTGCCGCCAGCTGGCCGCACATGTAGACGATGGTGTCGCCGTTCTCCGATGGAATCGGCAGCCAGAACAGCGCCGCCAGTGTGGCCAGGAAGCCCAGGCCCACACCAGCAGTCAGGACGGCCGGCATGCGTGAGGGCTGCTCCGTCTGCATCAGGCGAGCGCTGGCCCGGTCTGCGGCTTCGGCCTGGATCTCGACCTTGGCCTGGTCGGTCAGCAGCTCCTGAAGCCGCGTTGCCCGGTCGGACTCGATCTGCCGCAGCTTGATCAGCGCGTCCGGGTTGCTGGCGATGGCCGCCTCCACCGCGTCGGGTGTTGATGGCGTGCCCAGGGCCGATGCGATGATGCTGCCGACAGCGGCACCAGCAGGACCACCGATCAAGGTTCCCAGCATGGGGGCCACTTTGCCGACTGTGCCGGCCACGTCTTTCCATTCCATGTTCATGCCTCCTTGAGGTTGCTGGCGACCCGCTTAGCCCAGCCCTTGCCGAACACCGACCAGGTCTTGAGGTCGGTCATGAAGTCCAGGCGGTGGCCATTGAAACGCGCCACCAGGCGGGGAGCGGGTGTGCTGTTCAAGGCCTGCAGGGTGATGGGCCCGAGTAGCCCGTCAGACGTCACACCGGCAGAGCGTTGCAGCGTCTTGATGGCCGTCACAGGGCCCGAGTTCACAGCCATATCGAACAGATCGAACTTCATGGCGTCGGGCACGGCATCACAGCCAGCCACGCCCCAGAAGTCGCGACGGTAGATCGCCTTAGCTCGCTCGAGCGTCAGCCCCTTGATGTCCTCGGCTGGGTAGCTGCGCTTGCTGATCCCGAACTTGGTCTCTCCACCAGGGTCGCGCGGGTCGTTGACATACCCGCCTTCGTGACCGATGAGCCGCTCGAATGCCTGATCGAAGTTCATTTGATGAGCCCCTTTCCTTGCGCCCACAGATAGCCGCCAGCGCACAAGACGCCGACGATCCAGAAGAGCTTTTCAACGACCGACTTGCCAACGGCTCGATAGGCGTGGTCGGTGAGTTTCTCGACGGCCCGAGCTGCTGCCCGCTCTGCGATCTGCTCGACGAGCTCGTCGGTGAGATGCGGTGGGCGGCGGCGCTCAGGGCCTTTGTATTCGTGTTCGGATGGTTCGCTCATCTGAATACACCTGTCTGTAGAGATACGAATTTTCAACCAGCCGGATACCACGCGGCATTCGATGCGTTGTAGATCAGAGATATGGATCCCATGGCTGGAATTGCCGCATTCGGAAGTCGCGAGACAATCGTGGCCGGGGCGGTTGGCGTCCAAGTTATCGCCCCGGTAGCATTTTTGAATGCCAATGTCAGCCGGTCGTTGTCTGATGGCGATGGCAGGGTGACAGCAAACGCCGCCGCCGCCGTGTTCGACTCAAACCACTGGTATGTGGTGTTGGCTGCAATAGTGGCGCTCGTTGTCGATGAGGAATCAACGACCTTCTTGTCACCGATCTTTTTCCAAGAGCCCCATGCGCCCGTACTTATGTACGTCCGCGTCATGATTGATTCATCTACGTTGTAGCGGTAGAGGGTCTGAATGCACGACGTGGATACGCTGTTTTCTCGTGTGGTAATGACCCATCCATCGAGGGGCCAGCCATTTGCCGATTGAGCGCGGCGAATTGAAATCCCTATTGGGTAAGACGATAGCGCACTTGATGGCGTAAGCGCCTGTGTCGCCCCCGATGCGTTCGCAATACCATACCCAGTGACGAGCGTTCTGATGCCTTCTGGGACCAAAACCTTAAACACCTCTCCAGCAATGGCTTGAGAAAATGCGGTTCGCGGATGAATCCCACGCTGCCCATCAGAGTACGGGTCATCCAGCCACGACCCGATGCCGACATACCCATCTTGAAACTGCGCGTAGGTATCGATGAATGTGCACTGGAAGTCCTCCGCTGCATTGCGGATGATTTGTCGCATCTTCTCGTTGCGCAGTTCATCACGTCCATTGGTGCCATCGCTTGAGGCATTTGTGGTCATCAAGAGAATGCCGCCCGTACCGATTGGCACAGATGCCCGATAGGTTTGCAGCCCGCCCCTCAGTGCAGATTCAAACGCCACCAAGTCGGTATCGTTCATGCCCCAATGCCAGATCAGCAGCGTGTTTGCAGCGGAGATGTCGGCGGCCAGGTACGTGCTTTCCCAGTCAACCGTGGACTTGCCCGAGTTCCCGGCAATGGTCACTGTGCAGTTTGCCACCTGGGTCAGCATCGATTGAAGTTGCTGGCTGTACCCTGATGCGGTGGTGCTGTCGCCAGACATGCGGACGGTTACTGCCGCGCCCGATGAAATCTTAACGAGCCACTGGTACAGGTACTCGACGCCCCACACGTGGGAGTCGCGCCCTGCCGGTTGCTGCACCCGTCGCCCCAATACTGCGGACGGCGTGTAGATGGACCGCCCAGGCCCCATGAGCCTAACCCCACGCTCGATTGCCACCCTGGATGACCCAATCGATGAGTTGGATGGCACCACAACCCGCGATGCCATCGGCACGGACTGAACCGCCGCCAATGTACTCACCGAGTCGTTGGCAACGCCATCGCAAACGGCGCCGAAGTCCTTGACGCTCACCGTCTCACGCAACTTGCTCTGCGAAGTCAGTGCAACAGCGCCGGTGCCGGCCTGCTGAAACCCAACCAGCTCCGCACCCTTCCCCGGCGCAGTGTCCATCAGATCAAGCGCCAGCGCAGCCCCACCGTCATTGGTGCCCCGCACAACAATGGGATTACCAGCCGCATCGAACGCCAAGGCCATGAGTGCCCGCTCGGATGCGGGCGGCAGCTGCTGCAGCGTCTCGCCAATTGGAGACCGGAGCGCCCGGTCTGACAGCAACAGTTGATCCTGCAGCGCCATCCAAATCCGGTCTAGATCATCGTCCAGCACGATGGCCAGCAGGTCGCCGTTCTCTTGGTAGTCGGTCGTGCGATCAAGCGTCACTTCCCGATACAAGATGATGGGGGTGAGTGAAGCGGGGGCATCCGTGAACGTCACTGATCCGCCGTCACGGTCACCCACCCCAGCAATCGAGAACCCCGTGGTGACGACATCTGCGCCAACTTTCACCTTCAAATCATCGGCTGACAGGATGGCGAACGGGAAAGCAAACGACTTGGTGACGCCGTTGGCAACGTATCCAATGATGGGGACTTGACTTGAAATCGGCATGCTGTGGCCTCGCGTGCGCGGGGCCGGTCGTCATGCTTCGACAGTCACCTCATAAACCCCAGCGCTTGGACGCCAATCGTGTCCTTGCACTGGGTCAGGGTTCCCGACCTTCACCCCCTTGCCGATCCGGGCTGGCTGGTCGTTGAGGCACTCGGCCTGCGCGTCGAGGTAGTCGTCGGGCTGCTCTGTCACTGCTGGGTTCCAACTGCGCATCTGTTCCTCGACCGCATCGAGCACCGACACGTGGGCCCATAGATAGCCGGACGACAGCGGGGCATCGAAGGCGCCCAGGATCTTGCGGTTCTTGTTCGTGCTGGTGTGCCGCCCTTCTACGCCGCAGCTCAGGCGCCGGGCCTTGAGCGCAGCTTTGAGCAAGTTTGGCGAATGCGTGCCCACGCCATTGGTTTCGACCGACACACGCGGGATTGAGAGCTGCTCGACCAGGTCGCAGATCTGCCAGACCTGGCCGCCGATGATCTTGCCGTTGTCGTCCATCTCGGCCACCTCGCCGGTCAGGGCTGCGGCCCGGTGCCAGTAGTGGTTGCCGTGCTCGTCCTGCATGTCCAGGCACAGGGCGCTGGTGTCGCTCTTGAGCTTGGCGCCGGCCGGGTCCCAGTGGCACGTGGCCGACACGATGCGCACTTTGCCCAGCCACATGACGTCCTCGCCGTTGGACGGGCGGAAGGTGGGCTCGATGTCGTAGGCCTTGATGCGGTCGGGGTCCAGGCGGCTGTCGGTGATGGGTTTTGCCTCCAGCATGTACTGGCTGTCCCAGGCGTTGAGCGTGCGGGTTTCCTTGCGGCGGCGCTCGATCTCGTCGCGCGTGAAGCGCTTGGGCCAGGCGCACATGCTGCAGATGTCGACCACCCCGCCGGGCTGCTTGAGGAAGACCACCGCATCGCCTCGGCGCACGTAGTCGGCGCCCTCCAATGCCATGCGGGCCTGCTTGTGGATGCCCAGCATCACGTACAGGCCATCGTCGCCGACTGGGTGGGGGAACACGTACCGGCCATCCTTGGACGGCTCACGCCAGCGCTTGGCGTGCTCGAATAGGGCGATCTTGAGCACGGCGGCCCCTCCTGCGATCTGCTCCGGATAGATGGAGTCGTGGGCGTGCGGCGTGCCGATGTAGGTTTTCTGGGCACCCGGCACCGCGATGTGGGTGGACTCGCTGATGCGCTGGCGCAGTTTCAGGCGGGCTTCGGGGGTTTCGATGTTTCCTGGCACCTCGATGTCGTCAAAGTCCACGGCATCAGCACGGGCGCCGGTTGCGTTGGATGTGACGCCCACCGCGCGCATGCTGGCGTTACGCGCGTCCTTCGCACCGATCACCCAGAACTTCTTTGCGCCTGGCTTGGTGGGCAGCATGCCTTGCGTCAGGGGGTGATTGCGCAGCACGTTGATGGTGTCAGCGGTCAGCATGCCTGCCGTGTCGTTGTCGGCCGACCAAACCAGCGAGCGGTGGTGACGGTTGCGGTACAGCTTCCATGCCTTGAACACACCGTAGATGGTGGACTTGGCCGCGCCTCGAAACACCATCAGCACCCGCTCTGGCGCGTCGCACGTCTCCAGCCACACGCACACGCGCACATGCAGGAAAGGCACCTCCCACCCCTGCAGGCGGGCCCACATGATGAAGAAGGTCAGGAATCCGACTTCACGACTTTCCACCGTGCACCCGCTTGTCAAAGGCGTTCTTGCTGGCCCCGCTTTGCAGCTGCTTCAGCAGGCGATTGGCTTCACGCTCGGCGGCGGCCACCTCTGCGTCCAGCTGCGTGTTGGCGGTGTCGGTTTCGGTGGTGCCATCACCTTGAGGTGGCGTGGTACCGGCGCCGGCCATCTGCACCTGGCCGACCATGGTCATCACCCGCGTGTAGAGCATGCCAGCGCTGGCCGCCGTCTTGCGCACCCAGTACAGATCACCGCGTGTCTGGGCATCCATCGCGCCGATCTTGAGCCCCTGGCCCGGCCAGTTGCTGGGGTCGGCCTCATCGAGGAACACATCCATGAGTTTTTCGCTCAGGGCCTGCAGCTTTTCAAATTGATCCTGGCGCATGTGCTCATTCTCCTGCGATGGCGGTGAAATCGGGAGACCGAACATCGTTGCCGTAGGGGTCGAGCCAGTAATCCTGGCCCCAATCCTTGCGGGCCTTGCCCTGAATGCGGCCGAGGTAGCCGGGTGACATGTTCTCCTGCAGCGCGTACAGACCCATGTGGTCCAGTGCGGCCTTGCTATACCAGAGGTTGACCATCGGCAGGTGACCGCGTGCGAAGCGTAAGCTCTCGGCGCCCCCGTGCGTTTCCTTGCCTGCGCGCCACTCGTCAAAGTTGCCCTTGGTCAGCTCGAACAGCTCGGCGGCAGATCCGAAGGAAGGGCCCAGCAGCATGCTCCCCAGGGTGTCCAGCTTGCCCCGGTCGTCCGTGGTGTCGCCCAGCAGGATGTCGCCCATGAACCCGAGGCCACCGCCTTGGGACATGGCTCGCCCCCAGAACTTGGGCGTGGTCATGTCGACCGGGTCCTTGCCGCTGACCAGCTGCTTGGTCTGGAAGGCAATGGCGCCCAGGGCGGACAGGCTCACCATCATGGCCCCGGCATAGGCCAAGCGATTGGCCATGAGGGGTGCGCCCTCCAAGCCTTGAGGTGTCTCCAGCATCCGGCGCCAGTGGCGCGACATCATCGCGATGGGGAAGCTCTTGAACTGGGCCATGCTGCGCCACAGCTCGCCGTCGATGGTGCCGCGCTGGCTTCCCCCGGCTGTGACGATGGCCCGGGTGGCAAGATCAGGGTTCAGCACGGCCACTTCGCTTTCGTCAGCGATCACGCCCAGATACTTGGCTACCACCTCCCCGGCGCGCGGGTCACCCGTCGCGTAGATGGCGTCCGGGGTGATGTGCTCGGAGCCGCGGTGCATCACCGGCTGCGCTGCCCGGATCACCTCCCAGTCGGCCTCGGTCAGCCCCTTGGACTCCATGCGCCAGCGGTCGTACTCCGTGAGCTTGCCCCACTCTGTCTGACGCAGGCGGCCCATGCCTTCCATCATGGTCAGGCTGAATGCTCGGCGCATGGTGTCGGTCCACGCGTTCATCAGCGACAGCCGCATGGTCGAGCTGGACAGCCGGCCAGACCACGACTGGGCCACGTTCTCGGCCGTCCAGCGCGACAGGTCGCTGATCATCGAATCGGCGATCATGCCGTGCGCGTTCATGAAGGCCTTGGTGTCGGCACTGGCTGCGGCCCCCAGGTTCTTGAAGGCGTCCCAGTAGCTCAGCTTGTTGAAGCCCGTGGTGACGAAGTACGTCCCCATGTCGGTGATGGATGACAGCACCGCGCCCTGCAGCTTGCCGAATGTCTCGATGTTGCGCACGTGGGTGCCGATCACGGGCGGACAGCGCCTGGCCGCTGGTGCCATTGAGCACGCGCCAGTAAGCGTCTGCCCGGTTGCCGAACACGCGCTTGGGGCCACCGTCGGTACGGTCGGCCATGTCGAACTGCAGCCGCATCTGCGCCTCGGGGTTCGGGCCGTACCGCTCGACCAGGCCGATGTCGCGTGCCAGCCCGCCAAGGTGCCCCATCATCGCGTCGTACATCGATCCGGTACCGAACTGACGCTGGTACTGCAGGTACGCTTCGCCGTCCTTGAAGTGGATCTCGCGCGACTGGCCGCCGCGGTTGGCGCGCGCTCCTGTGCCGCGTGCCTGGCCTGGTGCTGACTTGTTCGCACCGTCTGTGCTGATCGTCTCCCACGCGCTGCGCAGGATGTCCAGCACCTGGGCATCACCCAGGCGTGCGCCTGCATCATCGACGTAGCGTGAGCGATCGAGCATGGGGAGCACATCTGCGGCCCATCGATCGCGGCCATGCTTGAGCACCTCGGCCTGATCGTGAGCCTGGGGAAGGTAGCCGTAGTCCAGGCGCCCAACGTCGCCGCCTGCCGCATTGAAGCGCTGGCGCAGCTGCTCCGTTACCTTGAGCCACGCTTCGGCGCCCGCCTTGGCGATGGGGTTGCCGGTGTTGGCCTTGCCCATGCTGAACACCTCCATGGCGAGGTCGCGCGTCATCAGCGGGTTTTGGGCGTCAAACAATGTCATGAGCACGCGGCGGCCAACGCTCGCGCCTGTCTGGTTGTCTGCCGCCTCGATCAGGTCGACAAGATGGCGCGTGCTGTCGCGCTTGATGCCGTCCACGTAGGCATTGGTGCGCTCCATGTCATCGACCAGTGCCTTGGTGCGGCCGCTGCCCTGGCGCTGCATGTAGTCCTGCACGCGCTGCTCCATCTCGGCGGTTTTGAGTGCTTGCCGCTGGGCGTTTGCCACCTTGCGCGCGGCCTCGTCTGCCAGATCCTGGGCGGCCTGCTGGGAGGCCATCAGCACCCGCTGGTCTGGGGGGTAGCTCTGCCAGCTCTGATCCTGGCGAGCCAGGCGGCGCATCGTGGCCTGCATCCGCTCATCGATGGCGCGGGCCTGAGCGTCGGTGAGCGACTTCCCGCCGGCGGCGATCCGGGCGGCGTTGCTCTGATTTCGGCATTTCGGGTTCATCGTGT